TTTCAGAAGCTTATTCTGCCAATTTGGGTAAAGGTGCTTGGTGTGAAGTTTACAGGTTCAACAGGGCTAAACGGGCATTCGACCTTGCAGTTATGCTGTGCAGCAACAAGTGTACGACAACCAAGAGTTGTTTCTGGCACAGATAATTAAGGTACATCCAGAGATTGACTTACTTAAGTACAGTGTCTGTTATCAACCCTTGCCGAATTTTTCTGGTAATAAGTTTTGGTTGGAAGAGATTAAATCTACTTGACAAGCAGATGCGGGAGCTTTTCTCTAACCTGATTAGTGAATGGGCACCACATGAATAATAAACAGCGACTAGAAATACATGAAAAAGTATTCCATAAGCTCTACACAGCTAAGCTATCGTTTAACCATGATAAAGTGTTGGATATACTTAGTTTGATAGATGCTTATTGCTTTGCTGTCAATGGGAATAATGGAGAGCACAATGTGGTAATCCTTTTGGAAATACTAGTTACGAGAAGGGGGGGCTACATTGGTCTATTCAAGACTCAGGAACTTACCCACCTTGCATGGAGAATTAAGAAGCATGGGTATGCTTGTAGACTTGCGGAGCTACAAGAAAATCCAAAAGTAGCAGAAGCCCTACTTAACCGATATAAACTATATTAGCGGCACTGGAGATATATGAATAAATGGCAAGAATGGTTAGCTTCTTTAAGGGTGGGTAAAAATCCATGCTATCGTTGCCGTAAAAATGGGCAAGATAAGTCAGGCAATAATTACCACCACTACGGAAAAACATTAGGAGGTTTCTGCCACTGTTGTGGAATGACACAACTCAGTGATGCAGAAAAAGAGAAACGGGGTATTGACCAAGCAGACGAGGAAGAGTTTGAGATTATGGGCAGAGAATTCAGTACAGAAATATTTGAAGAATTAAAGAAAGTAACTTCTACAGACAGTAAGAACTTCCGAGGAATTAAGAAAGAGACTACCACCTACTTTGGTGTACGTCACGAGTTTGATACCGAAACAGGTCAAGTAGTTAAACAGTTCTATCCAACAACAATTGATGCAGAACTCTCAGGACTGAAAGTAAGAAAGGTTCCTAAAGATTTTGACAGCTATGGCACAACAGGTAAAGAGTGTGATCCTTTTGGTTGGTTTCGATTTAAAGGTGTATCTGGTAAGTATTGCCTAATCTTAGCTGGTGAATTAGATTGCTTAAGTGGCTACCAGATGTTGAAAGAATACACAGACGGGAAAGGACAATCAGAGTATGGGTATATCCCTTGTGTTAGTAGTACGCTTGGTGAATCTTCTGTAAGTCAACTACAAGAGAAGTACGAATGGTTTAATGGATTTGAGCGTTGTATTATTTGTTATGATCCAGACAAGGCAGGCGATGCCGCTGTAGAGAAACTGGCTAAGGTATTGCCTCGTGGTAAGGCTTACAAGATGGAGCTTACTCACGGAGATACAAATAAATACTTGGTAGATGGTAAGCAGCGAGAGTGGATCAACTTGTTCTTTAAAGCTAAGAAGATTATGATGACTGGTGTCACCGGTTCATCTAGCCTCTTAGACAAGATGAAAGAATATGTAAGTATTGCACGTATCACATTACCAAAGTTTCTACACAAACTAGAAGAGAAGTTACGTGGTGGTTTCCCAATAGGGTACATCATTAACATTATGGCTGCTTCTGGTGCAGGTAAGAGTACATACATTGATGCAATGATCCTTCACTGGATTATGAACACAGAGTATAAGGTTGGTGTAGTCTCACTGGAAGCTAGTGAGGGCGAGTATGGGGTTAATATTGGCTCAGCTTTTATTGAATGTAAGATTAATCTAGGTATCACAGTAGAAGAACGTTTAGCGTCCATCACAAATAATGAAGAAGCTTTACAGACACTATTTACCGATGAGAATGGCAATGATCGCTTCTACATTGTAGATCCTGACATTGATACAATGAAACAGAAGATCGAATACCTTATTGTTGCGCTAGGTTGTAAGATTATTGTTATTGATCCAATTCAAGATATATTTGATGCTATGCCGGATGATCAGCAAGCTGCCTTTATGAAATGGGAGAAAGATTTAGTGAAACGTGAACAAGTTACTATTGTAAACATTTCACACTCACGTAAAGCCCAAGGCGGGCAGAAGGCTGGGAGTAAAGGTGCAGACCTCTCAGAAGAAGACATGATGGGGCACAGCTCAATCTACAAGTCTGGTGGTATTAACTTAATCGTTTCTCGTAACAAAGAAGATGAGGATGAGTTTGAACGTAATGTGAGTAGATTGAAAGTAACTAAGGCTCGTGGTATTGGCTTCACAGGTTTTGCTGGTGAATATTACTATGAGAACAGTACACATAAGATTTGGGATAAAGATGATTATCTTGCAGAACATCCAAGAGGATTTTGATTAGGAGTAATAGGTGGATATTAGTTGGGACAGAGAAACAAATGGACTCCTGAATGAAACTTCTATTGACTATCTTTCTAGTCCTTACAAGTTGAAGTCCAGTTTTAAAACTCATTCAATTGTTGTACAAGAACACCAAACTGGTAAGATATTAGCATTCTATGATGGAACCAAATACATCTTAGATGGTCGTAGGTACAGTGAGAGTAATCAAGGTAGGGCTTATATTCTTGAAAATTATGAACCTATTGAATACGAGCACAGACCGTTAAAAGATTTTAAGAAGTACATTTTAGAAAATGATATTGATAAAGTGATTGCACATAACCAAATTAACTTCGACTTACTTATTGGTAAGTTAGAAGATGGTATGGACTACACAATCGAAGAAGATACTTGGTGTGATAAAATTGTAGACTTTAAAGATACACTTGTAATCTCTAAAACTCAAAACCCAGACAGGTTTGGTGGCCACAGTTTGGATGCATTAGCTGAGAAAACTGGAGACAAGAAGGTGCAGTTCCGTAAGCATCTGCACGAATCTGTTCGTTACTTGGATTTTGCTGCTGATATGCTTTACTACAACATCAAAGACGTTGTGGCGAATACTTCAGTGTACAAGTGGTTGCTTGAAGAACAGGCAGGTTGGAACTGGGAACCTGCTATCAAACTAGAGAAGGCTGTGGCTTGGATTATTACTAACCAAGAACATAGGGGTTTCAAGTTTGATAAGGTGCTAGCTGAAAGTAATATTGCAGAGCTTGATATTCTTATGGAGGAGCGTAGGGTTAGGGCTGAGCCTGTAATTCCTATGAAAAAACCTACACAAGCTTTTATGAAGACAGTTACACCACCAGCAGTGCAGTTCTTAAAAAATGGTAGTTACTCTTCTTATATTAAGAAGTTTGTTGAGAAACACGATGGCAAGTTACTAAGCGAAGAAATAGATTTTCCTTTGAAGGTTGAGATATTCGGCAAGGTGCATGAACTACCAATGCCACAAGAACCACTGATTACAGAAGTTAAGGCTACATTAGATGACTCTACCCATATTAAAAACTGGTTAGTGGGGCTTGGCTGGTCGCCCTCTGAGTATAAGGAGAAGGATCTATCTGTTAAGTCTGGCAAGGGTAAGCCTAAACGTACCAGAGAAGAGTTTGAAGCTGCTGTAGATGATTATGTGGAACAGACATTGAACTCTAACTTTGCAGAGGATCGTTGTGACCACCTAGAAACAACAAAGGCAGGACTTAAGGCTAAACTTTTGAGGACTAAAGATGGTAAGGGTTGTAAGGTACTTACTAACCCAAATTTTACCAAGGGACAAGAAAAAGAAATATGTCCTAATTTACTTGCAATGGCTGAGAAATTCCCGTATGCTAGGGATGTGGTAGACTACTTAACGTATAAGCACAGACGTAATAGTATTCTTGGTGGTGGGTTAGAGTGGGACGAAGAGGAAGAGGCAGAAAAAGGCTATATGGCTTATGTAAGAGAGGATGGACGTATAGCCACACCAGCAGATACCTGTGGTGCAGCTACAAGCAGATTCAAGCATAAGGTAGTAGCTAATATCCCCAGAGTAAGTTCGTTGTACGGGAATAAGATGAGGGCTATGTTCTGTGTAGATGAGCAGCATTACCAATTAGGTTATGACTTTGATTCGCTAGAGGCTAAGATGGAATCTTCTTATTGCTGGCGTTATGATGAAACTAAAGAGTACTGCAACTCATTGACAATGGATAAGCCAAATGATGTGCATACAGTATTGGCAGCAAAGATTAGTAAATTAATCGGGAGAACATTTAATCGTACCCCTGCAAAATCTACGAAGTATGCAGCAACGTATGGTGCAACAGAGAAAAAGATTGCTAAGACGATTGGGGAGCCTTTACACATTGGTGCTCAAGTATTTGAAGCTTTCTGGCAAGCAGCTTTTCCTTTGGACAGTTTGAAGATTGCTTTAAAAGCTTACTGGGAAAAATTTGGAGGTAAGAAGTTTATACTGGGTATTGATGGACGTAAAGTTCCAACCCGTTCAGCTCATGCTATCTTAAACAGCCTGTTCCAGTCGGCTGGTGTGATATGTGCTAAGAAGGCTATGGTGTTACACTATCATAAACTTAAGGCTGAGGGGTTAACGGTAGACTTCTTTAAAGAGGACTGGAAGAGTAAAACTTTCTGTCAACAATTGGTGGCGTATCACGATGAAGCCCAGTGCGAAGTCTCTAAGGGTCTTGTGAAGTTTAAGATGTTTGCAACTAAAGAGGAAGCTCAAGCCTTCAAAGATGTACAGACTCAAGTGTGGTCTGATATTAAAGAAAGCCCTAAAGGTGGATTTTATGTTGCTTACTGTAGGGCGGGGGAATTAGCTTCAGAAGCAGTAAATGAGGCTGGAAGATTTTATAAACTTAATGTGCCACTAACCGCAGGATACATCATAGGCCGGAACTGGGCAGATTGTCACTAATATTTAATTAACAAAGTAGGAGAAACAAAATGGCAATTGTAACAACGTATGTCTGTGATGTAAGTGGGGTCACTGGACAAGATAAGAAAGATTTCGTAGAGATTCGTATTGAGTGTGATATGGGTAAATCTTCCTATGACCGTATAACTATCACTAAACTTATACATCGTAATGTAGCACTTAAATTAAATCTAGTAAAACCTCAAAATGGGGAAGAGAAACAACCTGAACCAACCTTTGAGAGTAAGCTAACAACTTTACTAACAGACTATATAAATGATTTGGTCTATGATGAAGTTAGTACACAAATTAGTAATCGTAATTAATTTTAAACAAACCAAAGAGGAAACACAATGAGCAGTTTTTCAATGAAGCCGCAACTCCCAACAGGTGGCTCAGAAGGCAGTGTAACAACAGAACAGTGGGCAGAGTGGGGGGAATACCTACACAATCTCATCAAAGCCGATGATGTTGCTGTATCTGGTAAGAGGGGGAAGACAACACGTACTAAGACACAAGTAGGCATCCTTAACTTCATTATGGATATGGGTTTCCAACCACAAGCTGATGGGCAGTATGATACTAAATGTGCAATACCCTTAGAGGGGGAGGAGTTCTCCATTGAAGAGTTAGCCCACATGGAGAAGTACCCAACTAATAGCTTCATTTGGGTGGAGGATGATAAAGGTAACACTAAACGCAAACAAACAGCACCGAAGCGACCTGAACAGGAATATGCATTCTTCTTCGATTTTCCAGAAGTCGTTGTTGATTGGACTAAACACCCAAACGAAGAGATGCATAAACTCGGTCAAAAGCCTTTACGTGTCAGTTACAATGGTCGGTATGGTAAGACAGGACAGTTAGTATTTAATCGCACCCTACCACTAACCCTAGACTTCAAGACTAACCTATTAGGTAATAAGAACCCCATCTACAAGATTGCAGACAAGATGGGGGTTGTTCAAGAATTCGAGTCTAGCGGTTATGATCTTGGTGTGTTAGCTGGAAAGGCGTGTAAGTGGTCTGTAGTTAGTGAGAGGAATATTTCAGGGGATAAGACATTCTACAATGTCACAATTAAAGATGCCTCTAGGATTGAAGAGGTTGTAGCTGGTGATATTAAGATTACGGTAGAACAACAAATCCCTAAGTGTAGTGTTAGCTTTATGGGGGTACATTTTAATGCAGATTCTTATGACCCTGAGGCTATTGAATATATTAAGAATCGTAAGGAATTGGTTGAGGTTGTTAAACGTGCTACGAGCTTTAAACCTAGCCCAGTAAAGTACCCAGATTTTATCATCGGTTGTGAGTTTAAGGACAGCGGGTTGGCTAAAGCTCTTGGCGAGTTAACACAATCAGAAGCAGAAGATAAAGCTGAGCCAGCTCAAGAGGAGCCTAAAGCTACTCCGAAGGGTAATACACCACCAGCAGCAGAGGTACCTGATAATATTGGAGAGGACGGCCCGCCGTTCTAGGGGGTACTTTGATAGTATGTAATAAGTGTGAGGCCGAAAAGCCTCTTACTGATTTCTATCCTAAAACTAGCAAGTGTAAAGAATGTACTAAAGCTGCTGTTAGATTAAATAGGCAGCTTAAGTCAGAGTATTACTTAGAGTACGATAGAAACAGATTCAACAAAGTAGAACGTAATTTGCAAGTTGTAGAAAGAAACAAGACAAAGTACCACTCCAACCCAGAATATAAGGAGAAAGTATTGTCCACCAAGAAAGGGTGGGCTGATAGAAATCCTCTAAAACGTAAGGCACAATACTCAGCAACTAATGCTGTGAGGGGTGGTAAATTAGAACGTAAAACATCCTGCGAACATTGTGGCACCGAGGATAAGAAGCTGCATAAACACCATTGGTCTTATTTAGAGGAACACTGGCTAGATGTAGTTTGGTTATGTCCTAAGTGTCACGGGACTGAGCACAAAAGATTGAATGAGATTGGGCGTGACCCTGACTCCATTCTAATCTAACTAACACTTAACAATATGGGCTATTTATGGTAGCCCTTTAATTTTGATAATTGGAGAAATATACATGACTGCTGAACAAAACAAGAAAGACTCATATCGTGGATACGTGAAAGAAGCGGTAGCTAACTTACAAGCTAAAGACTTATTGGCTGTACGTATGAAAGAAATTAAAGAAGCCGCTAAAGAGTCTGGCTTTGATCCTAAAGAGTTTGCTTTAGATGTTAAGACTGTGCATGATCGTGATAAGGCGGAGAAGCAACTTGAAGCCTTGCAGATTTCTATTGAAAGTGTAGATGAACTAGGTCTTTAAGGGATCACTACGGGTATCAATATCCGTTACAAGGGTAAGGTAATGTTCTTTGGTATTGAAATGTCCTGTGAGCAATACACATTACCTTATCATGATATTACTCCAGAGATTGAGAAACGTATTAAGCAAAACTTACGGTGGTTGTTTCGTAAATTGAGTTATATAACTTGGGAGAAGATATGGGTAAGCTAGAAGATGAAAGACAGTATGTAATCGTAGACAAGGTAACTAAAGAGCTTTGGTCTAGTGAGGTCTACTTGAGTACCGCTGGAGCTAAAACTTCTTATTGGCACGCAAGTGAACGGTATTGTGGTGGTTTACTTAATCGTTATGTTAAGACTAAATTCGATGACCAAGATAAATATGAAATTGTTAAGGTTAAACTGGTGCCTGTAGATGAGTAGTTTTTTAACAGCAATCATAGATGCTGACATGATTAAATATGGAGCTTCTTTTGCTGGACAGAAAAGCTCTATATCAGTTACGCATCCAACATTAAATATTAGCGTAGTGTTTGGAACAAGAACCGACTTCTACGGACACTACGCTAAGAAGGCTGGGGGGTGGTTGGCAGAGTACAACAAGGGGAGGGAGAGTATTATTCTCCCCTCTGAGTTCACAATAGAAGATATTGTTGTTGCAGAACCAATACAGAATGTCCTTCACACAACTCGTTTGATGTATGAAGCTATGTACACTTGTATTGGTACCAAACGTCATAAAGGGTTTATTGGTAAAGGTGACAGTTTCCGATTGGAGAGAAGTACCCTCCTGAAGTACAAAGATAGACCAGCACCTAAACCCATACACATTGATGCTGTAACTGATTACTTGGAACACAGATTGAAATGTGAAGTTGTTACTTATGAAGAGACAGATGAACGTGTTACACAAGAGTGCTATCGTCAACCAAATAATGTAGCTGTGGGGGAGGATAAAGACTACTACGGGCAACCTAATAGATTCTTCAATGTTAATAAGCCAGATGAAGGCATTATTGATTGTGACTGTTTTGGAAAGCTTTGGCTACAAGAGAAAGTAAACTCAAAAGGTAAAGTAGAAACAGATGTCAGGGGTTATGGCCGTATGTGGCTCTACTATCAAACACTCAATGGAGACTCTGTTGATAATTTTAAGGCTAACTGCTTCTCAGAAATGAGTTGGGGAGATAAGTCAGCCTACAAGAAGTTAGAAGGTTCTATAAACGATAAAGATGCACTGTCTCGAATGGTGGAGGCATACAAAGTTCTTTACCCTGAACCTAAAGTAATTACTGGCTGGAGAGGTGATACTTTTGAGACTGACTGGCTCTATGTAATGCAAGAATGTTTTACAATGGCAAGAATGCGCAGAGTGAAAGGTGAGCCTGAAGTTATTCTTAAAGATGTCTTAAAGAAATTGGAGATTAAAATTGACTAAACGTACACAAACTAAGAAACCAACCCAACAAGCTCCATCTACGATCAATTCTACGCCGCCTAAACAAGCCGTAGAGGACGTTAAGGTTGAAAGTAATACCGTAGCAACCCCTAAGCCTAAACGAGCTAATAGCAAGGCTCCAGCTAAGCCTAGAGGCCGCCCTAAGAAGGCTGTAGTTGAGAAGCCAGTTCCACCAGAGGGTAGAGTGGGACACGAGTATCAAATGCCAGCGCCAGTAAGTAAAGCTGTAGATGTAGCCTCACGTAATATCACTTACGTTAGTGCAGGCAATGCTGTGCCATCTAAGTATGAGCAGTTTAAGGCTTGGTTGGTGTTTAAGTTGTATCAGGTTACTTCGTTATTTCGAGGATATTGATTGTGGATAAATGGGAGCCATGGCTGTGGTATCCAGACATCTGGCCAACTAAGTCAAAGTTCTTTACCTACTTACGTGGAGCTTTACGTGGGGCTGTTTGGAACAAGTCGCCTGTAAAAATCACCTTCAAAAATGGGGCTTGCTCTAAGCCCCCAGAAGGTTACACAGGTAAGGCTAAGAGTGGAGCATATTGTGCGTTAAGTGGTGAGTGGGCAGGTAAATCAGCATTAGAGATAGATCATAAGAGTGGTAATGTGCCAATCAATGATGAAAGTGAAATATTGAATTTCATTAAACACCTAGTTCCACCGCCAGATTCATTACAGTGCGTGACAAAGGCTGCACACAAGGTTAAAAGCTATTCTGAGCGTACAGGTAAGTCATTCAAAGAGGCATCTGCTGAGAAGCAAGCCATCTCTTTGTGTAAAGATAAAGCTGATATTGAATGGCTAGAATCTAAAGGTATTGTACCTGAGAAGAGTAGCCCAAAGCGTAGAAAACAAATTGTGGAGTATTTATTAAAATGAATAGTGTAAAACCTTCAAACAAAGAAATGAGAATACTTGTAGAAGGATTCTTTGGGCAACTAAGAATGATCGCGGGGGAGTGGGTTAATTGGACCATAGGGTTCACAGGTAGTCCACTACCGACAATATCTGATGTTACTGTTTTCGATTTGACGTCTTACTATGATTACTGTAAAGTGTTACAGATAGCCTGTATTAAGTATTTAGCTAGTGTGGAGGGTACTATATGAATCTAATGTTAGATTGTAGTTTGCGAGAGTTATTAAGACAAGCTTTAGAGTACCACTCAGTGCATCAAGTTCTGTACACGTTAGCTGAACTTGAAAGGCACCCAGACAAGGACTTCTTTGCTGACGAATGTGTACGTTTGCTTCCACAACATGAGGAACTTTAATTGACAGGAGAAGAAGTTTGGAAACAACTGTAACGGTAAAGATTGACACTGAGTGCAGTGCTAAAGCTATTTCAGAGATAGTACATTACGCCATTAAGGGGGCATTTGAGGAGTTTAAAGCAGAGGGTAAGATTGACCCAATGATAGCTATCAAACATATTATGAGTTTAAGTTTGAAAGCTGGCCTAATTGACCCCAGAACTCCAAACCCCTTACTACCTAAAGAGGAATTGTAATTGACAGATACATTTAAAGGACATGAGGTTTATGAGCTTAGAGACATCTTTCTACAATTAGAACAGATTATCTATAACAAAGAAGTAGTTGGCGGTAATTGCCACATTGTATTAGATGATGGTAATCTTAAGAACCACCATATTTTATTCTGTATAGATAGTATTGTAAATGATAAACAAGAACCTCGGTGGTTCAAGCATGTTCAGTACGCAATATTAGACACGCTTCTTGTTTATCCAGAAGATAGTCCAGAAAGAAACTTTATCTACACAGGAGAAATACCCATTGACAAGTATTTATAACAGAGACCTTAAGAATGATTCTGTTAAGATGCAGATCATTCAAGAATATTACGGGAACAATAAAAGCTCTTATGAGATTTCTCGTGAGCTTGGTATCCCTGCCAGAACAATACAGAATTTCATAGCTAAGGATACTCACAAAGGGTGGCACTTAGAGAATGAAGAAATTATTGATAGGTACTTCAACGGGTTTGGATATGAAGCACCTAAAGAAGATACTTTTGCTGACCTTTCTGCACCAGCGGTGGCAGCACCTAAAGCAGAGATTGATGTGGCAATAAATACTACCTTGAAGTACATGAAGCCTGAGAAAGAAGATAAAAAGGATAAACCTTTGAAGATCTGCATAATTGCTGATACTCAGGCAAAACCTAATGTATCTTTAGAATACATGAAGTGGATCGGTAAGTACATCTTTGATAAGAAACCAGATATTGTAGTTCATATTGGGGATGCTTATGACTTTGAAAGCTTATCAAGTTATGACAAAGGTAAGAAATCTTTTGAAGGTCGTAGACTGAAAGCTGATATTGAGGCTGGTAACGAGAGTATGCGATTACTTCTTGCAGAGTTCCAGAAAGATGGCTACAATCCAAGACTAATATTCTGTACCGGAAACCATGAATCAAGATTTGATAGACTAGCAGATGAGATGCCTGAGCTGGATGGGTTTGTAGGGACAGATACTTTACCCTTGGCAGGTATGGGATGGGAAGTTTACCCATTTTTAAAACCTGCTGTGGTTGAGAATATATTCTTTGTCCACTACTTAGCTAACCCAATGACAGGAAAACCTTATGGTGGCACTGCAATGAATCAGTTGAAGACGGTAGGGAATAGCTTTGTGGTGGGACATAAGCAATGCTTGGATGTAGCTATTCGACCGACCCTAGACGGTAAGCATCAAATTGGTATTATCAATGGGGCAGCTTATGATTTCGAGGAACCTTATAAAGGTTACACAGGAAACAACCATTTCAGGGGTATCACAATGCTGCATGAAGTTAAGGATGGTTTCGGATTGCCAATGTTTATATCTTTGGACTATCTACAGAAAAGATATGAAGACTAAAGCTTGCATCCATAAGCAAGGAAGCGTATAATTAATTCCTAACAAAGACTTATACAAATTAACACAGGAGATACAAATATGACTTATGCAAGTGATTTAGGTTTAAAGGTTGGGAGTGTAATTGAGGTACTTGGTGTCGGAACTGGTTGTTGTTTCAATGATGAGGATATTATTGAACTTGTAAAAGATGATGGAACCTCTGCACCTTGGTTCAAATTATTCGGTAAAAATTTGGAAAATAAGCCGTTTTCCCTAGATAGCCACGGCTGGGTACTCTACAAAGAAGAGGATTTAATTATGACACCCTTTCAAAAGGCGGGTTTTACAAAAGATACTAAGTTCAGGTGTCTATGTAACTATGGCGACCTCCGTAAAGGAGTTATAGTTACGCTAAATAAAGATGATGGTACTGATTGCCCAGAATTCATTGATGGAAATGGAAATCAGGAGTATATGATACTCCCCGATTTAGCTTTTGCTGAGTTAGAGGTGTACACGGAAATAAGTGTAGATGATTCATCCCTGATAGAAGAGATACCTTTAGTAGAAATTTCACGAGAGGTTAAGTATACCGTCTTAATTAAGGGAGTACCCTTTACATTTTCACAAGATGAAATTGATGAGTTGGTAAGTGAGTTATCGGAGGTTACTACATTATGAGTGATTTAACCACAGGGGTTAAATATGATCAAGGGAAGGCTCGCTGGAGCCTGATTCCTTGGGTAGCCCTAAAAGAGATTGTTGATGTTCTTGGGTTCGGGGCAACTAAGTACGCCCCCGATAACTGGATGAGGATTGAGCCTGTAAGATACAAAGATGCAGCCTTGCGTCATTTCACTGACTGGTTGTCTGGTCAGAAGAATGATCCTGAAACTGGAAAGAGTCACTTGGCGCACTTAGGTTGTTGTATTTTATTCCTATTGTGGTTTGAAGTAACAGGTAAACTGGATGGCACTAACAAGAACTAACACAGAACTACGTGGTAAACTTTCTGAGGTGTTAGAAGCTGTCTCAGAGAACTACCCAGACATAGCAAGTTTGACAAGAGATGTAGCAGCAGTTATGATGGCTTCTGGTGTTAAGCACTTAGATGTGTCGCCAGATATTTATAGGATGGCTTCAGATGTGGATGTTGTATTGTCCACAGACGGAGTTAAAGTTAGCTTAGAGATATTAGGAGATAGCGATGAGTGAAGCACTTGATTTAGTTGAAAAACTCAACATAAAATTGTACGACAGTGGCTATGAGGAAAGTCTGTTAGAGTTTACCTACACATCTAATGGTTCCGTGGAGAGTATTGAGTTTGCAGGCATTCGTTTGTGGGATTCAGAGTCAGATGGACGTGAGTGGTTAGAGGTTCACGAAGAATATGAAGCCCTCGAAGGTTTCATCCTGCGTAAATTTAGGGAGCTGTCTGTTGAACTTACGTTAATATCAATACTGATAGGGGGATACAGTGTTTAAGAATATTGATTTGGAAACACAGTACCAAGGGTTCAATCTTTGCTTCTGGAGTATGCTAATTATTGCCAGTATTACTTCTGTATTTGGTAACCCTGTGTTGGCAGTAATGCTTGGTACATTAGGTTTAGTGAGCGGGGCTATTGGTCAGTTGAAGTTGATTTTGATTAACCAAACTCGTATTGGTGACATGTTGGAAGTATTATTGGAGGGTAAATGAAATCAGAGATAGTTAAGTTTCTACAAGCAACAGGTAACTACCGTGATATTGACTCTAAGGAGACATTCTTTGAAGAGATTGGAAAGTTAATCCCATTACTTCAAGAAGAGGTTGATGAACTCAAGGAAAGTTACCAACTCCAATATGTACAAGGTGTGTTGGATGATGTTGTTGATATTGAGGTTTATCTTATCCAGCTCCAATCATTACTAGAACGAGTTGGATGTAATTTACTGGCAGCTCGTGAATCGGTAGCAGAAAATAATAGCTTGAAATACACCACAAGTGAAGTCCTAGCAGATGGTTGGTGGGAGGAACACAATATTAGCGGGGTACCACCGTGGAAGAACCCTTATTATGTAGATAGTAATTGCTACGATGGTGAAACCTATTACTGTCTTAAACGTAGGGATACCGATAAAGTTAGTAAGTGGGTTGGTTTCCCAAAGGTTAGTTTAGACGAATTTGTACCAACTGAATTTGGGGGTGATCTTTGACATTTAGCTGCGATGTATACTATGGGGAACGTGGATACTTGGATTTAATTCAAGATGTGTTAGATTTAGGTACACCACAAACAGACCGTACTGGTGTTGGCACTATATCAATGTTTGATGCTAAGGTAATTTATCCTGAAGATGGGTTTGGTTGCTTCTCTACAGTTAAGCCAGCAAGCTTAAGAATGGCTTTTGAGGAGTTGTGGTTCTTCTTACGGGGAGAAACAGATACTAAGAAGCTTGAAGCTAAGGGTGTTAACTTCTGGAAAGCCCATACAGCGAGAGAATTCTTAGATAAACGTGGGCTTGATTTGCCTGAGGGTAATATTGGATCAGCTTACAGCACACAATTTAGACGTGCTGGTAATTGGACAGCAGAAGATTCAGTAGATCAACTAAGCAACTTACTTGAGTGTTTAAGGACTGATCCATGTTCTCGTAGACTGATGGTTGACTTATGGAATCCAGTTGAACAGAAGTATATGCCATTAACTCCTTGCTGGTTTAACTTTCAAGTTGTTGTGATTGGAGAATACCTACACTTCAAACTTCGTAATCGTAGTTTAGATAGTGTGTTTGGCTATTCATTTGCTGTACAGCAGTATCGTCTACTACAACTATGTTTGTGTAAGATGTTCGGGTATAAGCTTGGCATACTATCTGCTGACTTATCTCATGTACATATTTACAATAATCAGGTTGAATATGCAAAAGAATTGGTTAAAAGAGATTTAGGTAAACAAGGTGAAGTTATTATCAAGAAAGAGTTAAATACTCTTGAAGATCTACTAAGCTTAGAGTGGGAAGATTTTGAAGTAGTTTGGTTAGAAATTAACACTAAGGGGTTTACCAATGAACGTCCACCTATGGCGGTATAATTATGTGTGAATTCAAAATCAGAGAGTTTAAAAATGGTGGCCATTTCCTGTCTATTGCAGAAGACACGAGCTACCCACATTACGAATCGGTTTGGGTAACTGATGTAGGGGACGCCTATAGATTGCTCAGCGTTCTTGTTGAGTTTATAAAATTGAAAGAGACTAAGGGGTAGTTAATGAGTAATGTAGTATCATTATTTGGTGTAGAAAACAAAGAAGACTTATTTGAAGAGAATATTGAAGACCCAAAGAACTACCTCTCCTTCAAAGACCTCGAAGGTGTAGTGGGGTTTCAAAGTTGTAAAGAGACACAGAACAAACAAGAGTTAGAACGTATCCTTTGGGGGTATGGTGCAGATATTAGTAAGCCTTATCAGATTAGATTCTGCACTCATCGACCACGTACAAGTAATATCCCATACACAGGCTTTCGTATTGAGTACACTGAACGTACCGATAAGGAACATTTGCTTTCAGGTATCGCAAGTCTTGAGGCTAAACTGTTTACTAAGGACAAGTCATTACGTGATGCCTTGTCTGCCTTAGACCCACGTAACGCAGCTAACAAGAAGAAAGACTTCACAGAAGATAGTGAATGTAGTGTGGAAGTTTATGATGAGGGTGATGTATGAAGGAAGTAGTTGTTTATTCAACCCCTTGGTGCGCTGGTTGTAAAACATTTAAGGCTGCACTAAGTGGAGCTGGTATTGAATTTACAGAAGTAGATATTGATACCCCTGAAGGTATGACTAAGGCTAAAGAACTTGGCATTAAGAGTATTCCAGTAACTACCATCGGAGGCTTAAAGTACATTGGCAGTAAGGTGGAAACAGTTAAAGAAATTATCTTTTATATTGAGTCGGAGGTTTGATGAGTAAGGTTAGATGTCAAACCAAGAAACATGAATTCACAGTGGATTATCCAGAAGCAGTAAAGTTTGCAGACGACCAAGCTTCTGTCTTCTGGCCTCACAATGAGGTTAAGGTTCATAAAGATAAACAAGACATTCTTGTCAACATGTCTGAATCAGAACGTCATGGGACTATCACTGTATTGAAGTTGTTTACTAAGTATGAACAGATTATTGGAGATGAGTTCTGGATTAACTTTGTGTTTAAAAAGTTCCCACGTCCTGCTGATATACAACCAATGGCTGCTTTGTTTGGGGCAATGGAGTTACAAGTGCATGGTAAATTCTATGCTAAGTTGAATGAGGAGTTGGGGTTAGCTACCAATGATTTTTATAATGAGTATTTAGAAGACCCTGAACTGAAAGAACGTATTGACTTCCTACAGAATACACTGAAGAAAGATGACTTGCGTGCATTAGGTTGTTTTACCTTTGGAGAGGGGGCTGTACTTTACTCAAGTTTCGCTTACTTGAAACACTTTCAGAGTCAAGGTAAGAATAAGCTAGTGAATGTAGTAAGTGGGATTAACTTTAGTGCCAGAGATGAAGCATTGCACTCAGAAGCAGCAGCTTGGTTATTCCGAACATTACTCCAAGAGAAGCAGCAAGCTAACTTAATATCAATCGAAGAAGTGGAATCTTTAGAGAAAGATATTTATGAGGCAGCACAGATTGTATTTGAGCATGAGAAGTTAATCATTGCTAAAATATTCTCTAAAGGTAAGATTGATGGGATTACTGACACACAATTAGAGCATTTTGCACAGTCCCGTATCAACTTGTGTTTACGTAACCTTGGGTACAAGAACCTGTTTAAAGTAGAGTACAATCCGATACAAGATTGGTTCTACAAAGGAATCAACGGCTACCAAATGCAGGACTTCTTCAACTCACAAGGTAATCAATACACTCGTGATTGGGATACACATGGCTTTAGTTTTTAGGAGAGAATATGTCTAGTGGTACTTATGATAAATTGAGTGAAGAAAGAAAGAAGTTACAAGCTGAAGGCGAGATGCCTGAGTTTTGGAGTACAGGTGGTTGGCAGTTGTTCAAGAATAAATACTTGTATCAAGCCGATACACCTAGACAACAATATACACGTATCGCTAAGACACTGGCAGCTCACACACCAGACCCTGAAGTTTGGGGTAAGAAGTTCTTTGATCTAATGTGGAAGGGGTGGTTATCGCCCTCCACTCCCATCTTAGCTAACACAGGGACTGCTCGTGGTTTACCAGTGTCATGTGCTGGTTCGTACATTGGTGACAGTATCAATGACATCTACGAAGCAAAGCGTGAGACAGCGATGCTTACAAAGATGGGTTTTGGTACAGCAGGGTATTTGGGGGATATTCGTTGTCGGGGCACCCCAATCTCAACAGGAGGAACTTCAACAGGGGTTTTGCCTGTGATTGAGGGATTCCAGAAAGATATGGAGTATGTGGCACAAGGTACAGCAAGACGCGGCAGTTGGGCAGGTTATTTACCAATAGGTCACGGAGACTTTGATGAGGTCTGTACCTACTTAGAACAGCAGCCAGACGGGAATAATATTGGTTGGTGTATTAGTAATGAGTTTGTGGAGAAGCTTGAGAATCGTGAACCAGAGGCTCTTAGACGTTATGCGAAAGCATTGAAGACTAAGCTCGTTTCAGGCAAGGGTTACTACTTCTTCCAAGATAAAGCTAACGCTAAACGTCCTAAGTGGTACGTAGATCAAAACTTAGATATTAAAGCTAGTCAATTGTGCTCCGAGATTATCTTACACTCAAGCAGTGAATACACGTACACATGTGTCCTCGCCAGTATGAACTTAGTTCATTGGGATGAGTTTAAAGATACAGATGCTATATTTGAAGCCACTGTGTTCTTAGACTGTGTGTGCCAAGAGTTCATTGAACGTGCAAAGAATATTAAAGGCTTGGAGAAAGCTGTAGCTGCAACTAAGAAAGGTCGTGCATTAGGTTTAGGTGTTTGTGGCTTTGGGAGCTACTTACAATCTAAGATGATACCTTTTGAATCTCTTGAAGCCCACATGTGGAATACAGAAGTGTTCTCCACAATGCAGAAAGAGTCAATAAGAGCTTCTGAGTGGATTGCTTCTGTGTATGGTGAACCAGAGTGGTTGAAAGGCTATGGTCGTGCCAATTCTCACTGCTTAGCTGTAGCCCCCACTAAGTCTACCGCATTGATTATGGGTGGTGTTAGTGAAGGTATTAATCCAGATACAGCTATGGTTTACACTCAACGTAGTGCTGGTGGTGAGATTGACCGAGTAAATCCTTATTTACTGAAGCTAATGAAAGAAAAAGGGGTTTATACTCAGAAGCATGTGGAAGAAGTTAGAGATGCAATGGGTAGTGTACAAGGTGTAAGTTGGCTGAGTGACGAAGAGAAGGCTGTGTTTAAAACTGCTTTTGAGATTAACCAACACGTTATCTTACGGCTTGCTTCTACTCGTGGCAATTACCTAGATCAATGGGCATCTCTGAACTTGTTCTTTGCTGCGGGGGAGAAAGAAAGTTATGTGAACTCTGTTCATAAGCAAGCATTCTTAGACCCTAACATTTTAGCTTTATACTACGTCTACTCAATGGCTGGTATCCAAGCAAGTAATGATAAGAACGAATGTACCGCTTGTCAGTAGCTTACCAACAACCAACCTTACGGCAAATATCACTTGCAGGGATTACCGTAAATGTTCCAATATGTAAACAATTATAAATAGTGTTTGACCTTAAGTAACAAAACGATTAAGCTAATCCTTGTAATGAGGGCTGGCTTTTTTGTTGTCTATAAATCTTGGAGGTGTATCATCACGCGCATTAACGTTGTCCCTGTAGAAGAACTTTGCAATTCCCATTTACTCGCAGAGCACCGTGAGCTTGTTCGCATCCCTAACACTATCAACTCAGGTAAAGCAATACTTGACGGTAAATATCCAAAGGAGTACACTCTTGGCACTGGTCATGTGAAGTTCTTTTATACTAGGCTTAAATGGCTACACAGTCGTTATATGGAGCTTTACAACGAATGCCTATATAGATGCTTCAATGTTACCTTTATGTGGCCTGAGAGCGTTCCTGAGAGGCTTTACAGAGACTATGTTGTTACTGAAGAAGCTCTAGCTTTGAACAGAGCTAGGATAGCTGATAGAATGCCAATTAATGCTAAGTTTACTAATCGAAATAAACCTCTTGCACAACTACGACCACCTTGCTACAATACACATACACAAACAACTTTGGAGTAAATGATTATGAAATACATTGGTATTTGGGTTTTATTTACCTCTGGTATCACACTTGGAGCCTTAATTGCTAATATCTTGTTCAATACTGAAGTTAACCCTCACTTTATTTTTGGATTTAGCCTTGGCATGGGGTTTATGCAAGGGTTTAATTATGAAATGAATAAACCAATTGACTTAGAGGAATCCCTATGAACACAGAACTGATGGTTAAAGCACAAACCCTCTTATACTCAAACACAGATAAGCTAAAAGCTCTTGTAGAAGCTTTGGAGAGTGTTTGTAATGAAAGTAATACCGAAGTACCAGAGATACCTAAACACCCATTAATCAACTACACAGTAAGCGAGAAGGATATTGGTAGCTTGGTTAAATTGTGGGACACAACAGAAGCAGGGGCTTTCACAAGTTTCTTAACTTCCATAGACAAGGGCAAAGTAGATTTACACTATGGTAATAAAGATGCTTGGTGGGATAATGCTGAACCCTATACTGATACTTTCAAGTTGCACTTCAAACCTTGGGTACCTACAGAAGAAGATGTTCCTCCGAAGGAGCTTAAAGATTGTGTGGGGTTTGCTGTCTTATTAGAAAATGGAGGCATTGTTGTGAGTATGTCGCCTAATTACGTTTTCTGGGATAAGGACAAAGGAAATTCTTCTATCGTAGGTTACTGTAAACTAGATTTTGTAAACCCAATATTGGACAAGTGACATGAAATTCCCGATTAGCTACTGTATACCAACGTCAGTATTGACCCAAGAGATGTACTGCGAGTTGATCTGTAGGTTGGTGACTGATGGGTATATCAATAATGTGTCCAACATTCAGTCAATTACACTAGCGCAGATGTGGGGCTTTTTAGGGGTTAATCGTTTTGGAGACATATTTCTCTACGATCAACCCACTTGTTATACGGACATAGATGAAGAGTTTGATAATGTTTTAGATGAGCAATGGTTAGAGGGGTATTTAAAATGACTATGATAACGATACAGGATGTGGCTATCTTACTAAGGGAGAATAAACAACTTAAAGAAATAGTAGATTATTGGAACTACTATCAAGAACTGCTTAACTCAAGCGGGTTTGCGGGTATTACTGACTTACTTGCTAAGTACCGTAACTTAGAACGAGTGAATGACGAATGGAAAGTATTGTGGAAGCCCATTGATGAGCTTGTACGACCATTGACACTACTAGGGGGAAGTGTGGGGGATATTGTAGTTAGGTTAATTAACAGGAAGCTTGATGGATTCACAGAACAAGAGCTGGAGGATATGTGGGAGACTTATTACAGTTGCTTTGATGGTGAGAGCAGCGAGTGGTTAGATAAGGGTTGTGATGAGATATTTAAAGATGGGGTGCGTATTGCACTTATGGGGATTAAATGACTAAACTACAAGAAAAGCAAGAAGCCTTCCTAGATGCACTGAACGAAGCACTCCCTCGTGGAGTACGTGCAGAATATAGACCATCCGAAGGTATGTCAAATGTTTTGAACGTCTTGATTGGAAGCGGTAGTATACTTATACAGATGTTTGGGTTGATAAGTGATCCAGATGATACAGTTTGGTACTTTGAGAATTCTACCGGAAGGTTTTATTAAGGGTTAGGCAGTAGAAATAAAAAAGCCCCGACACCTATTACAGTGAAGGGGCTAAGTTCTTATTATTAGAGGTATTTATTATTTATCTTTCTTATTCAGGTATCACTAAAGTAGCTGTAGAACTTGTAGTTTTAATAAATTCCCAATCCGCATTTACATTTACCCCCGCACCACTAGCAATACCATTTAACTTAGTTTCAAGGGTTGTGGTGAAAGAGGCTGTGGTGTTCGTTAATACTGTTGCTAAAGGTTGTTTACTGCTAAGAGTAGTGTCTAAACCTACAACATCAGATGTGGCTAATTGCTTATTCTTCCACAAACCCGATACACTATCATAAGAGATTACATCTTTGTTGGCTTTAGAAACAATGAGTACATCGTGTAGCTCATCCATCTCATATCCATTCTGAATGGCTACCTCCACTTGACCCTGTGTTGCATGTTGTCTAGTGACAACACCAACATAAACCATATGTATTGGAGCTACAGGTTTAGTTGATGTGAATGTACCAGCTACAGACCCACTAAGATACAATTGAGTTCCATCAAGATACGCAGAAGTATTGATACCAATCAAATCCCCCCTAACCACAACATACCCGTTGTTGTTGGTTGGAATATCGGCTTGCACCACACCAAATGTCTGCGCACTGGTTGCGTCCGAAGTGGCTAAACCTTTACTAACTAAAGCTTTGTTACCAGAAGCACCAGAGATATAAACCACTGTCCCTTTGGTGATTGTAGAACCCGTCTCATTTCTTACTTGCCGGACTAACGTACCAGCTTGTCCCGCTATAGGGAATGCAACTAAACTGCCATCACCAGCAATATACTGAGTGGTGTCGCCAATAGGATTATTAAACTTCCCATCTAAAGTTGTCTGTAATCCCGTTACATCTGAAATTACGTGAGTGTGTGCGGAAGGGGTAAATGTAGAAGGTATACCACTCAGGTCAGCATAATCACCGCTTGTTGCCACTGTAGCCAAATTCTGAATTGTGGTTTTATCAGCAGAGTTAAGTAAACCAGCTTCAGTTATAGTGGCTTGAGGTAAGGTTGCATCTGTACCAGTGGAGCTTAATATAGTAAAGGTGGTTGATGTTTTATTAGCCACCGATAGATTAGTGGGGCTACTTCCACCACCTCCACCACTTACAGGGTAATATGTCCCATCATCCGATAGAAATAGTGTCCCATCTCCCTGTGAAGTAAGTTCCACTCCTTGGGGGACACTGCGAAAGCTACTTACACTTACTGTGGTTGTCTGAGGTTGTCCAATAACTCTTATTATCGTCATGTTGATCTACTCACACCAGTATGTACCACTATATCTATTAATGTAGATCGGTCGCCATCAGTATCGTCTTCTTTTGTTACAAGTAAGTCCATTACTGCCTTCTTAAAAGTAAAAGCTCCTGTTACTGAAGGGGGTAATGATAACTTCACATAACCTAGTAAAGGGGTAAATGTAATGTAAGGAGAGTTAATGTCATAAGACGCCAACACAATAGGGCTGTCAGCGTAAGGTCTGAATTGTATAAGCGGAGTAAAATCTGTTAGATCTTTGACTGTATTATCATCAATATCCACGATAAACTCTATGCTATACTCTGTATTTTTTGTGATGACTTCCAACATTTATTCACCTATAAAGGAGTGTCACTAACCCTACTACGTTTTGCTTCAAGCCTTGCGCTGGTGTATCCTTTCTGTTCTGCGATAAAAATCTGTATCTTGTGCATTCCCTCCAACACTTTTTCTGAGTTGGCGGCAAGAGGTTGTAGTTCCTCCTTCACTACACGTCTAACGTGACTATCATTAACCGCCGTATTCTGGAGGACAATAATATCATTTACTGCCTTATCAATACTATCCCTAGCCTTATTAGTTCGGTGTATAGCAACTCCCGCTATAACAGATACACAAAGGGATATTACCCCTCCAATGATTGTAGTTGTTATGGAATCCACTTTTATCTGTTCTCTTTATAAAGTTCTTGTTTTTGAATTTTCCATTTACGTAAAGTTTCAAGGGAAGATTCATACTTGTTTATACAATAAGAATTTTCAATATACGCCCTTACCGTATCTATACCTGTTACCCCTGAAGAACTGGGCTTACAAGGACTGATCAGCAGTGAGTCAGGGGGTAATATTGGCACTTCTTTTGTTACTTTCGTAGGCTTCGTTGAGCAACTGCTGAATATCAGTATCCCAAGAAGCATTGGGGTCAATATAAGTCTTCTCATTTGAAGTAATCTCTAAAGTATTTGTAGTTGAGGTAATACACCTTTTCTTAGAGAAGGTATCTAACCTTTTTAGTAGGGAGGCTTTCTCATCTTCTAATGCAGAAATAATCGTTTCTTTCTCTACGTTTAATGCGTCGTCCTGTTGGGAACTAATCACTACTTTAGACTTACTCTCTTGTGACTCTCTTAAATCCTGTTTAAGCTGGATATACTGCGTTTGTAGCTCGATTAACTCATCCCTAGTACCTGAGTATAAGGAGCCAAGTAATAAGCTAGTAGCAAGGAGTATAGCGGCTAGGGTAGAGATTACCTTTAACAGGATTCCATTAAACATCTTTATCTCTCTCAGCTTCACACTTCTCTTGCTCTTCCTCCAAGTCTTCTTCATACTCGTTCACCTGCTGAGATATGAAGCTACCAGCAATACCTAAGAAGGCTAATACTCCTGTCAGTATTGCGTAGGATTGTAAGGAGATAGAACCCAAGAATGGAGCAAGAGCCACCATTCCAATAGCTGAGATAGCGTTCAGTAAGTGAGTAATGAAGGAGTATTTATAGAATACCTTTCCAACATGGTTAACTAGCTTAGGCATAAACACCTCTTAGATATATAAAGTGTATCCAAAGATACCTGTTGCGGTTGAAGTAGCTCTGATATGGGTAAACACTGTAGGTTCACGTTCACCAGCGGCTAAGTTTAAGGTAACATCCACCGTCCCCCCATCAGTACGTCCTACAATAGTACCAGCACCCTCTACTTTAATACCGTAAGCTTTCTTAGTACTTCCAGCACCACCTACGGGGTCTGTAGCATGTTTTGTAATTGGGAATATATCCCTTGCGATTGCACTGCTTATAATAGCCATTTACATCTCTCTTATTTATTAAAATTAAATACCTAACCCGTAGCCTACCCCTAATGATATAGTCTTGACTACCCCCACCGGAGCTATCCCAGCTTCACTAATGTTCCACGTATACTGGTATATGTTTCCAGCCCCCGTTCCAGTAGACGGTCTAAACCAGCTAGAAAAGGTTCCAACATTAGTAGCTAGACCCGTCCCATCTGCGGCTAATACCAAGTCTCCGTATGGTACATAGGTATGTTCTCCTCCCTCTACAGTGAACCCATCGGCTGCTAAGTGATACCCAATAGAGGATGGGTCGGTGGTTATCACCCCTACAAAAGTATAGACCACCTCCCCAACCTTACCCACCACTATCTGATTTAGAGATGCTGATTCTGCCCCATAAGTAAAGGTGAAGGATAAATTACTCCCGTTAACAGGCCAATCCTCTCCTTCTACCCTGTCTTGTAAGTCTATCACAAAGTTAGTAGCAGACCCCGCACCTATTGTGGCGGTTAATGTGCCGCCAGAGTGGGTAACTACCACCCCTGTAGGTTTAGCTGTAAAACCTGACGTTACAATAGGGATATTGGTTTGTCCTACAGTTATAGGATTACCACCATTAATAGAGGTAATCGAATATAAAGTTTCTTGCAGTATGGCGGTACTAAACTGGTACATCGGGTTGTGTGAACCCGTTTTTGTTAAGGAGGAGGTTACACTACCTGAACCTTCTGTGTAAAAGGATCTAAGTATTTCTACGTACCCTATATAGGTACTTACGCACTCTCCTATGTTTACACTTGGAGGGTTTTCTGAGAAGGTTGCAACCCCTGTACCATACCCCGTATCCCAATTAGGACTTGCGAAAACTGCACTTACTACTTCACCACTACTAAGAGTATTAGTTATACTGGGGTTAGTGTAAGTACCGCTGGAGTACACTACTGCTTGGTAAGATCCTGCCTTTATCGGGTTAGTTGGGAAAGAATTACCACTAGATCTCCATACCTTCCAAGACCTATTTAAAGTTACATAATCAGGACTTGTACCTCCGGTAATATTAGCGGTTGCGGTAGTATTAGCTTTTAGGTAGAAGCGGTGAAAGTGAAAACCCGCAATAGACACCCTAGGGGACATCTCTATGAAAGCCTGTCCATTCCACACAGGTACGAAGTTAGCTGTAGGTATTTCTCGGTACTGTAAAGCTAGTTCAATAACATCCCCTGCATTTGCGGTGACGGAGGAACTAAAAGAGTTTACTAAGTTAGCAGTAACATGATCACTACTTATTAACGAAATAGCCATATTTACACCCCCTCATAAAACCCATTGGTACTGATAGCTATATTGTCATAGTGTATATCAAAAGCGGGACTACCTGCTGCGGGGGCCTGTGTCCAATCTCCGAAAGCGACGTAGGCTATGTTTCCATTAGTGTAGTGGCGATTGAATAACCCCGTAGCATGTACATAATCCACCCCATCTATATTTACAAGAACCTCCCCGTTGTTCACCTCATTACCTGCTGTAGTTCCATCATTAAATTTGATTTTGAATCTAAAAGTGTGCCAACCAGTTCCCCAATCTGCACTATCAAACATCTGACCGCCACTTACAATATTTGCCCCAATTCCCCAGCTCCTTCCTAACCAAGATCCATTTGTCCCATCCAGAAACACTACTTTCTGGGTATCGTTAGAGTCAGTAGTTCCGTCTCCAAAAGCAACTGCTCGCATGGAGCCATTATCTAGTCCTGTGTAATCTAACCCAAAAGTAGTGTTTGCTACAGTATTAGAACCTCCTGTAGCATTGCGCCCAAATATTTTACAAAATTTCAATCCATGTTTAGCGTTAGGTAGTCTTGCATCGAACTTTATATAAAGTTCCTTGTGACCATCTGGCACATTAAAATTTAAGTAGTTATAAATCCCCCCTTGCCATAAGGGATCTCCCACCAATGCGGGGTAATTCATCCTTAGTGCCCCTGATTCAACAACCATAGACCCGTCAGAATCAGCTCCCCATGTGTAACCTGCTAATACTGTAGGCGGTGTTATAGACCCTGTGGAAAAATTCCCCAACCCTAGAAGTCTTACCTTCGGATTCCCTGCGGAATCGTAGTTAGCATTTAATTTACCATTGGGGTCTCTGCCCCACTCCAGTGATTTAGTAGGCACTTTTCCACCCTTCTAAAGTAAAGTAGGTAATTTTAGAATATCCTAAATTGTATATCATTTTATTTCACCTAAGCAGTACTTCATTTCCAATTTTCGACGCTCGACTAACCCTTGTAGCTTAAATTTCCATTTACCACTTGAAGTAAGTACACAGTCCCTTTGTCCCTTCTTACAATCTCCAGCAAAGACGTACCTCATCAATGCTTCACAAGATGCGGCGATATTACCTGCATTAAGAAAACCCAAAACACTACTCTTCTTAAAACCCACCACTCCTAGGTTGTAAGATAAATCTATGAAAGCTGCTTTCTGGTAATCGTTTATATGAACTTTAATCATTGGAGTTATCTGTTTTTCTATTTCAGATAACTCTTTGGCTAACATTATAGTGCATTCTTTTTCGGTGTACACTTTATTTTCTATGACAACCCCGATATTATTTTTATCAGTGGTACCATAGCATGTAGTTACAATGTTAACGGGGTCTAGGTAAGGGGAAAGTACTAATCCCTCAGAGGGTGCTGTTAATTGAGTTGCGGATATTACCACAGCAGATGAAAAACCTAACCCTATTAGTGTGTTTCTCAAGTTTAGCTTTGGTTTTACAACTTTAGGTTTATTTGTGTATGTCATTACGATACCTATTATATACAAGGGGGTATAAGTTCTTTACCAATTACAGTATTGAGGAATAATTTAAACCAGCCCCCAGATTATATAAGTATTGTACTTCACTTAAAGATAATACTTTATCTTGAATAGACAAGTTATCTATCCCACAATTATTACCGAAGTCTGGAGTATTTAGTACAGGGAATACAGAGGATGTAAACAACCAGTAATTAGAAGTATCAAATCTTGCTATATTGTAAGAGTTTGCTTGTAGACTTCCATCAATATAGCAAGTGACTGTAAAATTACTTGTCCCTATATTATATTGAAAATTGAAGACATATAGTCTCCATGAAGAATTAGTAATCCAAGTTGTACCCGTCGAAGAGGCATTGTTGTACACAGTTAGACTATTATTTGCACTAACTCCAATACCAACCCAAGAGGTGTTACTGCTAGTGCCTGTACCGAAAAGCATAAACCTATTACTTACGTTGGACGCACCGAACCCCCCATCTGAATCCCCTTTGAGCCAGAAAGCAACACTCATATCCTTTGTGACAAAGGTTGCTGGATAGTCAGGCATTACTTGTGTATTTGAAATAATTCTAAGGACATCCCCACTCTGCGGGTTATTGATTAGGTGATACGTTCCCAGTGTTGCGTTAACTTGTCCTACGGTAGTTTGTGCATTGGTACCACCAATCAAACTCGTTGCTGTAACTCCAGTCACCTCGTTTACATAATGGGTTCCACTCTTCATTTCAAGAAATGTTCTGATAGAAGACTTTAAAGCGGAACCACCGACAGGTAGTAAACTCACCCCTGTACTAAAAGCCATAATTACCCCTTAAAAGAATAACCACATCCTTGTGTGTATTTTATTTGCTGTCTTTAGAGGATAGATACCCTCTCCAATTATTTGTCCCCGCTTTAGTAAACACAAGAACATCAGTACCGCTTGCTGTAAGTGTAGGAACAACCCCGCCTGTCCATCTTGTGCCACTAGGCCATGTCATAGTATGCGCACCACCATTTGTAAGTTCTAGTGTAAGTGCCATAGCTTCCGTTGCACTGGGGGTTGGAAATGTCCAAGTAGTGTCACCATTTACGGTAGCCAATATATGAAGTCCATTTGATCCGTTTACACTAATAGCACCACTTACCGTTCCTATATTCTGGAATAATTGGGATGGTGTTGCCTTACTTACAGTGTTAGATACAAGAGCTACACTGACTCCACCCACAGTTAAAGAACCCCCTACTGTAACTCCACCAGAGAACACTCCAGATCCTTGAACATCTAAAGAATTAGAAGTAATTCTTACAGATGAACCTGCTGCGGTAGCAGTACCGAAGTGAATCC